TGTTGAGATTGAGCAGCTTGATAAAAAAATCACGATCTTGGAGGGCGGCAACAATGACTAAGTACATCGCATACTATCGCGTGTCGACGAAGGCTCAAGGCCAATCAGGTCTTGGGCTGGAGGCACAACAGGCGCTGGTCGCACCATACGCCGACGACATCCTGCACACATTTACTGAAGTCGAGAGCGGCAAGAACGATGACCGCCCTCAGCTCGCCGCAGCGTTGGAGCTGTGCCGTGAGCTGGGCGCGTCCATCTTGATTGCTAAGATTGACCGGCTGTCACGTGACGCTGCATTCCTGCTGACGTTGCGCAAGGCCGGGGTCGACATCATCGCTGCTGATATGCCGAACGCTGGCACGCTGGAGTTCGGCGTGCGAGCTGTGGTGGCACAGCACGAGCGTGAGCAAATCTCGCAGCGCACGAAGGCAGCACTGGCTGCTGCCAAACAGCGCGGAATAAAGCTAGGCTCTCCTAACCCACGCGCTGGCGGTCTTGCCGCCGGTGCGGTTCGCCGGGCAAAGACTAAAGCCATTGCTGGCAAGGCACTGCCCGTAATCAATGCGCTGCGCGACGCTGGTGCGTCGCTCCGCGCCATCGCTGACGAGCTGAATAAGCTCGGCATCCAAACGGCTACCGGCAAGAGCTGGTACGCTCAGTCTGTCAAAAACATTATGGAGGTATCTCATGCGTGACGACGACGATTGGAAAGAGTGGATTGTAGAGTTAATTGCACTGCTTTGTATTTTTGGCATAGGCTACATCGCCTTGCTGTTTGCCCCTGGCATTGAACTTGCCATCATCGACGCGAAAGGAAATTAAAATGGTCGGTAAAGTAACACCTGATAATATTATTACGGCATCACGCGTGCCCGCACTGCTGAACGCCAGCCCGTATGAAACCCCGAACGATGTTCTGAAGAAGTGCATCGACGCGGAGGAGGGAAAGCCCCGCGCTGACTTCAAGCAGAACGAGGCGATGACGTGGGGCGACGCATTGGAACCTGCCATCTTGGCTATGGCGGCAGAACGGCTTGGCTTGTCAGACACAAAATTCGATTACGATGAGGCATTCTTTCACGAGAAGCTGCCACTGGCCTGCTCGCTGGACGGCGCAGGCACGGGCAGTGGCACCATCAAAACTGATACCAGTAAGGGCATCTACTGCGTCACGTCCGATGAGATTGACATCACCGGACGCGGCGTGCTGGAGGCGAAGAACACGGGCAGCAAGCCTGAGACAACGCCAGCTCTGTATCGTGGGCCACTACAGCTCCAAGCTCAGATGATGTGTACGAACGCGCAATGGGGTGCCGTGTGCGTGCTGTATGGTGGTAACGAGCTGCGCATCTTTGTTTATGAGGTGCAGCACGACACGCAGGAAATGATTTCTGGTGCCATTCTTGATTTTGAGAATCGTAAAAAAAATTACGACTGGTACCCCATCTTCTCTAGTGACGACGGCAACACTGCATACGGGTCGGTCGACGATGGTGTGCCTGAGCTGGAGTTGGACGAGAGCGAGGCGCTGGATTACCTATCTGATTTGGTTGACGCCAAAAGGGACAAGCGGATTGCAGAGCAACGCATTGACGAGGCAGAAGCTGGTCTGAAGGAGTTTCTGGGCAGCCACGAAAGCGCGCTGGGCACTGTTGGCAACACACTGTATCGCGTGAAGTGGCCGATGCGCACCCGCAAGGCATCACCTGAAAAGGTTAGCCCGGCTAAGCCTGCTGAGACGTATCGCCAGAAGACGCTTACCTTGAGGGAGCTATCGTAATGCAGGCCGGTCTTACACCCAAGCAGGCCGAGCTGCTGCAAGTAATCAAAGAGTTCCAAGAGCTAAATGATTACACGCCATCAATCGGTGAGCTGGCTGGCCTGACTGGCCGCACCCGAACGCCGACGCATTCGATGCTGGTGCAGCTTGAGCGGCGCGGCTACATAAAACGAACGCCGGGTATGGCGCGAAGTTTAGAGTTACTCTAAAAATAAGGGGCGGTTTTTACCGCCCCTTATAGTTTGTAGAACACAATAACAAACAGCACACCAGCGATGCCCCCTGCTATAAAGTAGGCCACTACCTGCCCTGCCCTCTATATCTTTTCCAGCTCGCGCGCTTTGACTTGTTTGCTGGCCTGCTGCGTGTCGAGCTGCCAATGCTTGTGCGCTTCTTGACCGGCTCAACTTTGACTTGTTCTTTCTGCTTTGCCATCACTCACTCCATACCTTGTAAGTCTTGCCATCATATATCAGCACCTGCTTGCGGTTGCCAGTAGCTTTGTAACTGCAATGCACCCATCCAGCAGTCGGGTCATCGGGGTCGTAAAATTCTAGGATGAGCTGGTCGAAGTCCAGCGTATCTCGTATCCACCTAGCCAGCTCGATGTTTGCTACGCCGGGCACCTCAAAGTCAGCCGCCTCACCCTTTGCGTGCTGGCTTGTGCTGCGGCTACCTATGGCCCTGCACAAAGCAGGGCTACGGTAGCCAGAGCTGGGCGTAAAGCCGCGCCCGTAGTGGTCGCGTACAGGTTGCAGCACATTTTCGCACAACGCTCTCAGCGCTTCGATATGAGCCTCTGAGGGGGTGTTGTCGATACCGCGCCTCAGAGCTGTCTGGCTCTTGGTCATCTCCCGCAGGCTAAAGTTGTTAGACAGTTTCATATTACCAACGGGAGCTGTTACTTTTTTCCGCCGCGACCCTTAAACATATCGCTGGCTTTGATGCCGAAGCTCGCACAAATTGCGATATATAAGAGGTTCTGGTACCAGCTCGGAAGCGTGGCTAAGATTTCAAAACCATTCTTAACATCATCAGAAAGAGCAGGAATAAAAACAAGGACGGCAGGGAGAAGGAGAACAACCAGTGCCAGCTCATCTTTCCAGCTACCCTTTGTAGCGTCTGCCATATTAGCTTCCCAGTCGACCTCGCCTGTCGCAATTTTTTTTTGCACTTCCGCATCAGCCTTTGCTTTTTCAACGCGAACAACAGCTTTAGCTTTTGTTTCTTCGACCTTGCCACTCACCCAGCTCCCTGCAATGCCCGCGACGGCGTTAAATATATTTAGCATTTCCTGCTCCTGTATTTTTGTACGGCCTTACGAATTTGCGTCGCCTCGCTACCGCTGTCAAGAAAGTGACAGGTGCCGAGACTGGTGCGTTTGTGCTTTAAGTCCATTACGTCACGCACAACAATACGGCGCAAATCAAGCGCCACCATAATTACTATATCGCAATCATTTGGGGACAGCAATTTCTTGTTCTTAGAGCCAGAGGCTGTTGCAAACTTGTAAGACTTTTCGTAGGCGCGGGATGAGCTTTTTACCTCCACTTTTACAGGAAGGCCGTCGTCGTCAAACATCAACAAATCAAAGCCTTCGTGGTTGACGCGCGCCGTCTTGTACCCATTCTCCTCAAGCACAGCTTGCGCTATAAGCTCACCTATCCTGCCGATTTGTACCGAATTGCGAACAGTTGGGTAACTCACTTACTTATCCTTATCCTTTTCCTCTAGCCTGTCTAATTTGTCGAGCCTACGCTGCGTTGACTGGTTAAAGAAAGTAAAAAGCTGAGTGATTTTGGATTCGCTATCTTTTAAGCGTTCATCCATTCTATCGGTTTTGTTTTCGAGAGAAGATATAGCCCGGCTAAACCACCAGAGCATAGCCATTGCTGCGGTGAGGATGGGCCAGTAAGCAAGAAGTGTCTCGCCAAAGTTCACGGCTAGTCACCCTTAAAAAGCTTCTGAACCGTCTCGGTTTCCCAGATACGAATAACCCACCAGACCAGTGCAAACAAAGCGGCAACTTCGGGCAGGGCATCAAAGAATGCGCCGAGCGTTACGCCGCCGCTTGCAAGGTCAACGGTGGATTTCATTTCGTCTGTCATTTCTCTTTACGCAAGTTGAGGGCAAGCTTCTGCACAAAGTCGTCCAGCTTTGCCAGCCACTCATTGTCCCGGAGGGAGGGGGTTACGTTGGCAATAGCCGAGGCTGCTGCAATCAATGCGGTAATCCAAGTAATCAGAGTTTCCATTATTCCGTCTCCTCTGTTTCCAATGAGGTTTCAAGCAGGTTCATAAATGCTTGGCGACCAACATTAAGCTGGTCAAGGTTGAACTGAGTAGAGCCGATCTTGCGATCGAGGTCAGTAATATGATTAATCATAACCTTCTGCTCATCTGTAAGTTGCTCTTCAGTGTATTCTTTGTCGTTAATCGTAATGACGTTTGTTTGTTTCTCGGTCATTAGTCTCTCCTAAGTTTGCGTTACCACGGAACTCCGTCAGAGGTAACAGGGGTTTTCTGCCCGGCAATATCAGCAGCCAGAGCAGCTTCGGTTTCGGCTTGGTCAACTTCTTCATATACCCAGCCAAGCACATTAGCTTCGGTCAGGGCATCAAAAGCGA